CCACCTGAACCATGATTAGCTTTAATGTCAGCTACCGTATAATTTATTTTGGGGGACTTATTGAACAATGCTTTTATTGCGACGAAAAACTTTCCGTTCTCTGGATTGATTCCAGCAAAAATTGCTGGAGCTCCATCCCACTTTGTAGTAATATTGGTTTTCTTTTTTCCACCTGATAACATATCTTTCAAGGAATCTAAAAACCTTATTACCGTTGTCGCACCTTTTACACCATTGTTGATGATTTCATCTTCAAGGTGTTCCATGTGCGTATTTTTATCTTCATTTATTAATTCTTTAAACTTTAGCATATCATTATAAATTAACTTCTGTATTTACTTTAACTGCAACGTCTAATTCAAATAAATTTAATGCAGATTCTACACTTGTATTAATAATTTCTCTAGCTGCAGTTTTCAATTCCATTAATTTTTCATAAAACCATGACCATATCTTACTAATCTTATCTTTTATATTATTCCAAGTCTTTTTAATCCAATCTGTAAGTTTTCCCTCAGATAAAATTTTACTCTGTTCAACTAAATCACTATAAAAAGACTCTTGCAATTTATCTGATTCTTTAAATATAGCATCAACAGACACCCTTAACGATTGATAAAAAGAATATCCCAATTTTTGTTTTTTTCCATTAACTTTTTTACTATAAGAATTAGTTTTTAAATCTGGTCTAACTTTCATTTGTTTTGAAATTTTAGCTGCATAAGATGATGTCATTGGTTGCCATCTTAATTCTTCTAATGTATAATTCCAAATAATCATATGAGAAGCTTCACCTTTTGTGTCTCCTGGTTCACCAAAAGCCTTTCCACCAAACTTTTCATATCCTGTCATTGACTCATATGCAAAAGCACCACCAACATTTTTATCACTAAATGCTTTTTCAAAAGTTTTTGTAATAGTTGCTTTCATTTTTTCTTGTGAATCTATAATTTTTTTTGCAGCTTCATTACCATCTTTAAGAGATGTAATTCTTTTCTTTTTTAAAAGCTCTTTATCATATTCTTTGACATCAGAAACTGACATTTGTTTTAATATACGACCGTTTAATTCTTCCCCAACAGTTCTTGTAGATGTAACAAATTTATCAACTTCTTCCATTAAATCTTTTTTCAGTTTACCACCTTTACCTGCTATTTCTAATGCTGCCAATATTGTAGCTCTTGTCTCTTTCTGTTCACCCGACATTAATTGTGCTTTAGGGCCTTTAACAGAACATTGATAATTTCCAACTTTTATATCGGCTTTAGATGTATCTTTACCTTTTCCTGTTGTATTTTTCCAAAAAGGTGAAATAACTGGTTTCGACTGACCAAAACCAGCATCAGATTTTTTTGCTGGTAATTTAGATTTACACAACTTAGCAAAATTCCAAAAAATATCTTCTTGCTCTTCTTTAGATTTTCCATAAACAGCCCAATCAGATTTGACTACTTTTAAAAAATCTTTTATCTCTTTTTGCTTAAGAATTTCTGCTTTAAACTTTTTTTGACTAGAACTACTCATGGAAAGACAAACAGAAATAACTGCTTCAAAAAGAGTAGAAGCATCAGTACCTTCAGTTAAAAATGTTTTAAATGTTTTCATAAGTCTCTTATTTTGCAAAGTGGACAATCATCCACGTTTAATGACCGAAACGGACATATTTTATAATGGTCAACATTAGTAGCTAAAATTCTATGTAAGATAGAATTTTCACTAATTTCTTCTTTTTCTGTAACAGCTTTTTCTACTGCATCAGAAAACATCTTTTTAATATCATCACTCATATTTACTCTATATTTATAATACTTTTTAGCTTAGTTATAATTCTGTTTCACTAAAAACTCAGGCAATTTCCACTCCACCTTGTCAATATCTACGTTATAGTGGCCTAATGCGCCACAAAAATTGCAATATTCAATACCTACATCATAATCCAAAGTAGTTGTATCAGCTCGATGTTCACATAATTTCTTCATTATTGGTTTGTCCGCATTATCATTTTTAAACCAGCCATCAGAAATAGTTAAATCTTGCATAATAGCCTCCTTTAAGTTATATCACTATTTATATGTTCCAATCATCATAGACTTTTTCAGTCCTCAACTTTGGTCTAATTTTGAACTCTTTAGCCAATGGATTTGAACTAGAATTTGCATCTGACTTCTTTTCATAATATTTGTTGCTACCATCATTTGCTAAAGCAGGCTGGTCATTTTCTTCAATATCTACCAACATCATTTTCTTCTTGACTACATTAACCAGGAATTTAGAATTTAAAGAAATATCACTATAACGATTCTTCAACTGCTTAAACAAAATCTGGTTATTTGTACCAACTCCATCATCTTTTGCTATGATTGCAAGCATCAAATCTGCTGTTGCTGGTAATCCAAAACTTTCAGACGTATTAGACAAATCAGGATCAGAACTTGTAAACCCTTCCCGATTTAATTGTGAACTTGTAATAATTGGAACATTACATTCTACTGCTAATCCACGAATCTCCTCTGCAATAGATTTAATATAAATGTAAGTATTCATATTTGCAGCCCACTTCACTCTGCTAGATGCACAAATATTTAAATAATCCAAAATGATAACATCTGCTGTAAAGTCTTTTTTAATTTTTAATTCTCGTATCAATGCACGAAAATTACCAACATGAGCTCCAGCTGTTGGATATTCTTTAACAATCAATCTACCGATTTTCATTTCTTTGAGATTTTTCTCAAACATATCTTTCGGCATTCTATGTAAATCATTTAACTCTACATCCATTAAGTTAGCATCAACTCTTTCAGCTATTCTTTCTTCAGCCATTTCCATTGTAATATATAAAACATTCTTTCCCTGTCTTAAATACTGTGATGCAAAATGAGTTTTTACTAGAGTTTTACCAACACCGGTTCCACCTAATAAGACTGTAAGAGTTTTTGGCGAGATACCACCATTTGTAATCTTATCCAACATAATCATTTTAAAAGGAATCTTAGTTTCCTTCTGATGATAGAAATCCCATCTATCTTCACCATCTTCCAAATAATTATGTCCGATACTTTTATCTAATGAAACGGCTAGTGCTTCTGTAAGAATTTCTGGAATGACATCCTTTGAGGCTTTCTTATCTTTACCTTCCAAGATAGAAATACTTTGCACGATACCATTATATACTGCTTGATCTTTTGCCCACTTTTCTGTTTCTTTTGTCAACCATTCTTCATCATCTGTTTTATCTTTTAGAGTTTCAAGAACTTCATTACATTTATTAAATGCAGCTTCATTCAAATCTTCTCTGTTATTCAGCTTGACTGATAGTGCTTCTTTTGTTGGAGCTTTATTAAACTCCGAAATGTGTTTTTGTATTTCTATAAAGATTTGCTTCTCAGCGTTCTCTTTGAAATATTCTGGTTTTAAGAAGATACCAACGATACTTGAATAATTGTCATTATATAAAAGATTTTCTAAAATCAATGTTTCAGTTCGCATATCATCCTTTCATAAGTACATCCATTATTAATTTCTTTTGCTTTTCTATATCTACTTCTAAAAATGGCTTATAATTCACAACCAACTTCTTATGATCTTTCCAGATAGGGTCTTTTAAATATTTATCTATCTCTGGAATAAAATTCAATATCATATCCAATACTGCAAATGTTTCTAATGATATTCTCTTTGAAAGACTTAACTTTAATATATATGGATGATTCATGCTTTTAGTAATGAATATCTCATCAAAACTTATATTATACTCTTTCATACACTTTTTAACTTCTTCCATATCTTGTTGTATATGGAAATCAAAATTATTCATCCTGGCTTTAAATTCATCATAAATATCTGAATCAAATACTGTAGGATAAATCAACTCATTAGTAAACTGTGAAAGAAAAAAGAATACTAAGTCTTTCTTACTGTCAAATGAGTTTGCAATATTTTTAAATATAGTTCTTTGCATGGAAAAATTATGATCTGCATTTCTTTTATTAAAGAAATTTTCCATTGATTGTATTGATTTGTCCCAAGGGCCATGACCCCCATACTTAAAATAATCATACTCACCAAAAAAATGAGCATATACTCCTCTATAAGTTGTATATGCTCTAAATAATCTTTCTGTTTCTTCGTTACTCATTGTTATCATTTCAATACTGTTCTCACAAATTCCATAAATGTTTTTGATTCACTTACCACGGCTTCGTCAACATCATAATATGATAAGCAGTAAATTCCTCCAACTATAATAATACCAACAACCATCCATAATACTTTTAAACACACCTCATTCTTCAACATCCTGTTCTCCCTTTTTGGAGCCATAATTAAACTCTTGAAATACAGCTTCTTCAAGTTGTTTCATTATATCCTCTGTAAAGTATTTTTCTGGATTTTTGACGATTGCCTTTTCAAAAACTTTAGTTCCATCTGGCATTTCATATCTAGTAGAAACTTTTTTGAATATTTCATATTTCTCTGCAATCTCAACCAGTCCAAAATATTTGTCTAAGCCCGTCTGGTAGTCAAGCATTGTTTCGACAACTGATTCTTCTTTTGTAAATCTACCTTTATGTAGCTTACACTTAATAATGTTTCCTAATACCTCAGTACCATCTTTAACTTTTCTTTTTCCAAGCGTAATAATAACTGAGGCTGCATACTTAATTCCACCACCACCAGAAATCTCTTTCTTTGGAAACATACTACCAACTGCGTCGTAAGTATG